TCATGGAGTTTCTTGAAGATGAAGGCATAACAGCCGAAGAGTTTTTTGAAGAGATAACCGAGGAGGAGTTTAATGATGAACCTACTGCGGAATCTTTTGAGGAGTTTGAAGAAGAGTTTGAAGAAGTCGAGACAGTTGAAGAAAGCACACCAGAGATTATTGAAAATGAAGAAGAAACAATGGGGCTTGAATCAGAGTCTGAAACAATAGAAGAAGAAAAAGAAATAGCAAGTAATGAACCAGATGACAAACCAGAACCACAAGATGATACAAAGGAGGAGGAATCCGATAGCGAAACAACTGAAGAATCCGATGTACCGACAAAAGAAAGTGGAGAGCAAGAAACTGTACAATCGGAAGAAGGAACAGAAGTGGACACCGATGACGGGGTTATTACAGATGTTGCAAAGGTAGAAACTAAACTAAATAAAAATTTAAAAGTAATAGCTAAACAAATAGCAAAAATTACAAAAGAAACAACACAAAACTTATCAAAAGAGGACTTATTTTTTAAAAGTAATAGCCTCGATTCGTATAGAGATATAGTATTTTATTCTGTAAGAGATATATATGATAATACGAGTATGGGGCTATACTTAGAAGTAGATTTATCTTCCTATTCGGGAGAAATATATGTAGGAACTAATCTAAGTTCGTACAGCGACAATGACCCTGTGGAAGTACACAGAGTTAAATTATTAGAAATAAATAAAACTAAAAACAAACTAAAAGCTGAATTGGAGGCACTTAAACAATGAAAATAATGGATAAACTTAGCACATATGCGGCACTAATTGGAACTGTAACAGCTATTGGTGGAGGTTTCTATGCGTGGGGTGAGTTTAATACTAGACTTTCTGCATTAGAAAGTGAGCCTCCTGTAAATTTACAGCCATTACATAGTAAAGATAAAGAATTAAATACAAAAATTGATGAGGCTTTATTATATGCAAATGAATATAAAGTAGATTTAATTGATAGGATTAAAAAGGTAGATGACAAAATTGTACCAGTAAATCTTACAAAAGTATTTGCAGAGATAGGTAAAGTTAGAGAGCAGATTGCTATGTTACCAGAACCTGCTAATCTACAGCCTCTCCTAGATTCTCTACAAGCATTAGAAGAATATGGTTGGGAATTAGAAGAAGATATTGAAGAACTTTCTAAACAAGTTGCAATTGTATCTAAAGAAAATGAATTACAGGATATACAATTAGAAGAAATTAAACTACAAGGTAAAAATCCTTTAGGAGGTTAAGTAATTTCTTCCTCTAAAATTGTATCTTCCTTTTTACCAAAAACAGGTACATAATTTTCCCTTAATCCTGTTCTTAGTTCCCTCAATTGTTCCTTTTCTTCCTGTGTAGTTGTTGATTTTCTGTCACCAAACAGCACAGGATTTATAGGTGCTTCATGTTTTGGTTCCTCAACTTTAGTTTCCTTTTCCTCTTTTTCTTCATCCCTATTTCTATGACCATTAGTTAACAGCGAATAAAAATCAGTGTTAGTTAATTGTACATGAGATTTATCATCATATACAACAACCCAAGTTCTAATATTATTTCCCTGCGTAGTTTTTAAATCCCACTTCTTAAATGTATGTACTGTTTTTGTAGGTACAGTTCCTGTAGTCAATAACTCCATCATTTTCATTCTTGTTAATGATGTGGTATCTCCATCGTCAAAAATTAAATCCCAAATTTTATCTTCATGTGCATGGGTGTCTGGATTTGTACCTCCAGAATCATTTTGCACAATATCTATAATAGTTTTTGTCATCCTAAATATCCTTGAACATCTTTTATGTCCTGTTTAAATAATCTATCTATATATTTTATCACGCCCTCATACCTTATTGTATCTACGTAATTATCGTTCCACCTATCCATGTGTTTACGAAACTCTTCAGGTGGGCAAGTCCATTTCTCAGAAAAAAAGTTACCCCTAGAATCAATGCCAAAATATAATAATTGTAGTACTGCCTCATTATTGTTTGGTATTTTTTTGTCCACCATTTTTACTCTCTACATCTGGCAGTTTACTTAGCATCGCTATTATGTGAAACACCTCAGAATAAGGTCTAGTCCCTAGATATTTCACTATTTTATTTAATTCTTCAACAGATATTTGTTTCATTTTTCCTCCTTAAATTTTATTTCACCTGCTATTGCCCCATATGCGGCCATATCTATGTAAGTATCTTTACTTACAGCACCTAACTTTGTCCTAGCCATTTTTAATAAAGCCATCATAATAGCCACATCATGTGCTTTTATTTTTGTATCTAAATAAGCTGACCAAAGTTTTGCTATATTTTTATGGTTTTCTGTTTTGTCACCATAATCTGTATGCCTATCCCCATCCACAAGGTTTTGTGATTTTTTGAGAATTTCAGACGTTTTCATTTTTCCTCCAATTTTTTTTTATTTTTAACCTTATATAGACTAGTAGGTTTAAACTTACGACCTATTACAAAAACAATACTATTGATAACAGTATTAATAGTAACCATGCTCAAAATCCACCATCGCCAAAATTCTTCCACTATACAGCAACATTTTCTTTTTCAAACAATTCATTTAAAGGTATAAGAACACATCTAGATGCATTTCTATCCCCTATCATTTTGCTGTGTGTTGGTTTATATTTTTCAACTAATCTTTTTAATCTAGGCACATCAAATATTAATTTACAATAATTATCTGTACCATTTGCTAATATTTGTATCCAAAAATCAGATTCTGTTTTATCTATACCGCTAGGTTTCCCATTACATTCATATTCTATTGCAATATTACCTGTCTTTTTCCACCAATTCCTCTCTGTTTTAATTTCAATTTTTTTATTATGAAACATATCGTGAACCTGCTGTTCTCGTAATTGTCCATATTGTAAGTCTAAGTCAAATTTACTATTTTTTACCATTCTTCTTCCTCGGGTTAAATGGGATTACATTACTCTTTAATGAATCTTTTAGTTTACCAAAACTTTCTTGTAACACAACATCTTTTCCTATTTCTATTAAATCTTCTTGATGTTTTAAAGACATTTCACATAATCCTCTTAACATATAGTATAATTCATTGATAGGTTCTTGTAATTTATCTACACAAACTATATTAAAATTATACTCCCCTGTAGGTTCCATAATAATATACATTCTGTTATCTGATAATTTTAATTCGTCATCCATTCCATGGGTATCCTGTTATCTGCATATAAAAAATCATGCCTGTTACACCAATCAGCATATGAAGTTTTGCTACCTTTGTATATTTTCTTTTTCGAGTTAGGAAATATAAAACGTACATCCAAGTGCGGATTTTGTTCTTTAATAAGTAAATGTTTAACTCTAGTCGCCACATCTAAATGTCCTTTTAGTTCTAAATAAAATCCATATTCTAATAAATAGAAATCTGGTGTATATGATTTAATAGGTACAATGTATCTAAATTTGTCTTTTTCGTATTCATACTTAATTTTACTCTTTGCTAAATACTGTGCAAATTCAAATTCAAACCTACTCCTAAAGCCATGACTTAATTTCATCGTACAACAGTTTTAGGTTTATATATTTCATACAACTCTTCTAATCGTAAATCTAAGTAATGTGCTGTTTGAGGGGATGTTTTACGTAAATCTTCTGTATAGCCCTCTAAACTAGCAATAACTATAGCATTTCGGTTTAATAAATTTTTAATTTGCTCTATATCTTCGTCTACAATGAGTTTATTGGTAACAAATGTCCTATCACCCCAGAGAACACGAAAAGGGTCTCTAGTGCGTAAAAATAGGACATTATGAGCATTTTGGTCTTTTGTGTGTTCTTGAATGTAGAAAATATCAGCATTTGACTTAATATCCGCTTCTCTTATGTCTAATTGGAATATTACAGGCAATTTTCTAAATCTTTCTCTTTTAATTTAGTGTACCACACCATAGGTCTGCTTACAGCCCTTGTTGCAACCTTCTTATGTAACTCTGCTTTAGGCCAACAATGATATTTGTAGCTACAAAAACTACAAGCTGTTGGCATAATTTTATTTCCTGTAAATATATCTTCCCCTTTTATTTTTATTTTTTCATCTTTAGGTTCAAATAATTTTTTAAATGGTTTATCTTTAACCAACGCCTCAACATTGTCACTAGCTTTTTGTAATGCTTCATTTTTTTCCTCCTCTTGTTCAACAGGTGCTTCACATATAGACCATTCACCTGTAGATTTATTAATTGCAATCCACCCACCAAATGGTGAATTATCCGCTTTAGAATACCCATAACCTTGCACAAGATAACCAAATGGGTCATCTTCTTTTAATTTATTGTATCCACCATAACTACCAAATTTATTTGTAAATGCATAAGGACTTGCAGATTTTATATCCCAAACTTTATTATCAATTTTTACATCTAATGTACCTTTTATTTTTTCCCCACCTATATCTGTAGATACTTCTTTTTGAGTACTTTGTACATCTATTCCAGATGCTTTCATAATAAATATTGCAGATGCCTCAATAAGGTCTCCAATGAGAAACCTCATTACAGCATTATATTCTAAATCTTTAGGGAGTTCTTTTTTTTCGAGTTGTTGTTGACATAATGGTTTGCCTAATCCAGACATACGCATACGCCATTCTTTTTTTTGTGGATTAAATTGTCTTCTTAGTGCGTCACCACAGGCTTTTTCAAATTCTTCTACAAGTTTAGGCGAGAGTTTAGCCTCGCCCTTACTTGCCTCTGTTAAATAATTCTTTACTAAATCAAGTATTGGAACCATTGTTAACCAATCTGCTTTCTAAAATAGTATCTGCACTATCTTCTTTAAGTTTTTTATTGGTTCTATAAGATTCCATGATACCATTATTAAAAGAATTAATAGCTTCAAAGAAATGTAACAATTGTGCTTGGTCATCTTTAGTAAATTTACCAAATCCAGTTGTTTTTGCATTAGCACCATAATAGATATTACCGCCTCTTTTACCTTTTACAGTTGAAAGTTCTGCTGTTGCAGTAGGCATGAGTTTTCTTTGTGATTCAATTGTTTTTATCCAATCAGAAATACGCATAAAACTAGAACCTCTTACATACCAAACGCAAGGTATATCTTTTACAGTTGCAGAATTACCTGTGGCATCTTGCCCCTCTGGTATGGACACCAAACCATATAGTACTTGGACACATTTAATGCCCTTTTGGAGTACTGCCTCGGGAGAATGTTCGTCAAGTGTTTTTAAAACATCGGGGGCAAGTTTACCACATTTTAATCCACCATTGGTATCATAGAACAAATCGTTCATGCTACGTGATTGGATTGTCTGTCCACCGAATGAGTTACTATCATTATCCCATACAGAATACATGAAAGTACGTACAAAAGGTCTATAAGTAACTTTGGGAGCAAAGACACTATTACCTTCTGAATTTTTTATCATGTAAAATCCTCTAGGGATTTGATTGCCATCGTCATCTTCGGTAGAATGATTAATTGATAATCTTGGCATACCACCGCCAGTTGATGTATCGCCAGATTGACCAATTAATTTCTTTAACTTATCCTCTGATAAATCATCTAGTGTTGTTGGAAGAGGATTATACCCAACATCAGCTATTTCGTTAGTGTTCAACATGAACCTCCAATTTGCAAAAATTATTTTTAGGTAGCTTCGTAGGATTTATGGATTTACCTACAACCTTCCACGAGCTATCCACCTGTATGAATACGTTACTCAGTACCACCCCCAGACCCCTCATCCATTCGGACATACTAATCTAGAAATGTGCCTTACAACTAGCTTATTGTTGTTCAGCCAGAAGCGACAGTGCATTTGCAATTACACTACCCCTAATTAATATGTATATTATACAATATACAAAACTTATAGCAAGAACTAAATTTCATTAGTTTCTAACCAATTATCACCTATTTTTAATTCAATATCAACAGGCATATCATAATCAACATTGTATCTACTTTTACACTCATCTTTTATACTCATCATTGCATTTCTTAAACAATCTATGCATTGTATTTTTTCTTCTGGATGAACATCAAGAATAATACTATCGTGAACTGTGTTACAAATAACACTTTTCATATTCTTTTTTTTCATCATAGCATATAGGTTAACTAACGCAAGAGGTAATAAATCTGCTGTTGCAAATCCTTGAACAGGATAATTTTTTATTGCTGTTGAATTTGTTACATTACCATACTGCGTATATCGAGCATAAGGAAATGCATATTCTCTACCAGAAGGTAATTTAATTTTTTTTGTATCTACAGCCTCTTTCTGTAACTTATCGTGCCAATTTGTTACTTGCCAATACTTATGTTTAAATGCCTCATAGTATCTCATTTCTTTTGGTGTACCTAAAACACCACCATATAATGGTTTAAATGTATGTGCTTTTGCCTCTTGTCTTTCAACACCCATTGTATCTGCAGTATATTGATGAACATCAACATTGTTCTCTACATCCCTATACAACTGTTTATCTTTAGATAAGAAACCTGCAACTCTAAATTCTAATTGTCTGTAATCACCCTCTAATATAAATCCATTATTGAATCTACTAACAATAGCTTTTCTTACAGGAAAAGTACTACCTCTAGGCATATTTTGGAAGTTCGGATTTCTAGATGACAATCTACCTGTTGCTGTTATGCATTGCATAAATTGTGGATGAATAAAATTATTAACATCTAATCCTTTTTCTATACCTTCTATAAATGTTCGTAGATACGTTCTTATAGCACTATATCTAGTATATGATTGTAAGAAGTCTTTTGCTTTTGAGTCGCCCTCTGTTATGTGTTTTGTTGCTGTATCCATGTCAGTTTTAAATCCATTAACAGTGCAATCCATAATATTTGTAGGTACTAATTTAAAACCTGCAACCTCTCCTGTAGATAAATAAACAACTCCTTTACCATCACATTTAGGACATTTAGGTTCAATTTTGTATGGAACACCTTTTACAGTAAACTTTTTAATTGTTCCTTTTCCATAACAATTTTCACATTGTCTAACTTTTGTTTTATATACAACATCTGTCATATCTGCTACCATGCGATTAAAATCTCTTTTTGTTAAATTAGGTCTTCTTTTAGGTCTTTTTGCCCCACCTCTTCGTGTTTCCATACCTAAATTAAATGAATTTTTCCATACGTTTTTATCTCTTACTTTGCAACTATACATTACCATAGACCTATCTTCGCCACTATCTAAATTAATTGGCGTATCTCCCATTGCTTCTTTAACCATTGTATCTAACTTTTTATTAAGAACAATCATTTCTGTTTGGTACTCATCCCTTAATTGATGTAGTGTATCTACATTAATTTTTATACCATGAACTTCCATGTCTGTCAATACTTTTGTCATGTCAAAAGATAAATTAATTGTATTTACTAAACTCATTTATATCCACCTCTAATAATTTACATTGTTCTATTGCTAAATCGTAGGTACAATCTACGTCACCTCTACCATACTCCTCTACTAATTTATAAGGAATGTCTTCCATACTAACTCCACTTTTCATATGGCTTTCAATTAAATGTTTCTTTTTCTGTTTTACTTTTCGTCTTTTGCACGACCCATCCAATGATAAATCACAATGTACGCCTCTAGCAAGAAGATACTCAACAACCATAGTATCATATAACCTGCCAGTATAATTAAAACCACAACCATACAACCAAGATAAATCAAATTTGATATTATGCCCAATAAGTAATTTTGTGCTGTTAAGTAAGTCTTGTAAAATAGCTTTAGCATTTTCTGTTGGCTGTCTTTCTTTGTGATAAAACCATAAATAGTTATCCTTCCCTGTATGTGTTTTAAATCCAACGCTTACCAATTGATTATTACCATTATAAAAATAAGCGTCATCCTTTTTATATGTTGTTTCAATATCTAGACAAGTTATCATCATTCTGCAAAATCCTTAAATACTCCTGTTTTAACATCCATTTCACAAGTAACAGTAGAATGCACACCATTAACTTTATTTTTTGATATAGTTAAAAATCTTGTTGGGTCTAAATCGTAATCACCATTATTTCTACCTATACCTATAATTATATCACCCTCACCTGCCTTGCCTGTTTTAGAACCATCCAACATATCGTAGCTTATAATTTGTTTACCCTCTGCGTCTGCCCCTGCTTGGGATACAGCCCACACTAAACATTCATTTCGTTTTGCTATCTCTCTTGCTGAACTATATAATTCTTTTAATCGTTCATCACCTCTATTAAAATTACCTCTTACTTTTATTTTATCTAATTGGTCAATAAATATAATATCTGGTTTATTTAAATCACAATAAGATTGTATCTCCGATATATCTGTACCTACACTATCTATAACTTTT